GTGGCAAGCCTCTGGGGGAAGGCAACGCGCATTAAGCGCGTCGACCTGCCGGGGCTGCCGGACAAGGGCGATGTCGTGGACTTCCTGCGCGAACACACGCTCGGCGAACTGGTCGAGATCGTGCAGAAGTGTCCGCCGCTCACCGAAGCACCGGAGGTCAGCGATGGCGAGATAGCAGATGAGGGCGATTACTTCGCGGTGCAGCGGCCGGGCGAACTCAAGCGAATGCCGCCGGTTGAGTGGGTCGTGGACGGGCTGCTAACGCAGTACGGGTTCAGCGTGATGTACGGCGCTCCGGCCAGCGGCAAGTCCTTCATCGCGCTCGATATGGCGCTCAGCGTCGCCACAGGGCGTCCGTGGCAGGGTCAGCCGGTGAAACAGTCTGCGGTGTGCTACATCGCCGCAGAGGGTGTCGGCGGCTTCGGCAAGCGCATAGCAGCGTGGGACGCTCACAACAACGTCAACTCCGACGACGCGCCGATGTTCCTGATCAACACAGCGGTCAAGTTCCGCGAGGAAGAGGACGTGACCAAGCTGCTCGCCACCATCGACAAGGTGGCAGAAGATGAGGGCGTCACGTTCGGGCTGGTCATCGTCGACACCGTGGCGCGCGCGCTGCTGGGCGGCGATGAGAACAGCGCTACTGATATGGGGCTGTTCGTCGAGGCGTGCGACGTAATTAAGGCGCACACGGGCGGTGCGGTTATGGGCGTGCATCACGCCGGAAAGGATACCACACGCGGTATGCGTGGCTCTACGGCGCTTCTGGGCGGCGTTGACACGTCACTGCTGGTCGGCAAGAGCGAGGAATACGTCACGCTGCGTACCGAGAAGCAGAAAGACGCCGAGCCTATGGGTGACATCGTGATGAAGCTGACACCAATTGCGACGCTGTCCGATCCGTCTGCGGTGCTGGTGCGCCAAGACGGTGACGCGCCAGCGCCGAAGAAAAAGAAGGCGTGGAGGCCGTCCGGGCATCAGAAAATGGCGCTGAGGGCGTTTGAAAACCTCTGCGTTGATCGCGGCTCTCCGAAGGTCTCCTACCGTGATTGGTCGGCCAAAATGGTGGCGGAGATGCCCGACGCAGCCGACAGTTCGAAGAAAACGGCGCGAGATGCACTGATGAGGGAGGAATGGATCATCTGCGTTGATGGTGTATGTTGGAAAAACAAAGAGTTAACTGGTGATTGAACGTAGAAACGAAGGTGCTGCGTTGTCGACGTAGCTCCTGCGTTCGCTACGTTCCTCCCTTAGGGGAACGTAGCGACGAAGGCTACAGCGAAGGTAGAGAAGGGAGAAAGCAAGTGGCAAAGAGACAGAGAGTGCCGAAGGGCAAAACATCGAGGGACTGGCGGTTCTATCCGTCAGAGCGAGACGCTGACAAGTGCCGTGCTGCGCTTGCGACATATGATGCTGTCGTGCGTGCGTCGGAGGTGAAGTGGGGCATCGACAGATTGCCGCTTCTGGTTGAGGCGGATCTGCGGGATCGCTTCTGGGCGCAGATGGATGTGCTTAACGCAGCGCTGGAGAAAGGTAGCGGCGTCGAGGTCGAGGAGGCCGTGGCGTCAACGATACGCGGCGTGCAGGCTCTGGAGCGCAGGGCGGAGGAACTTGGCGCGCAGCCGGTGACGGGCGAAGTGTGGGAGGAGACCACGCCGAACGGAGCCGTCGTCGCCGTGTGCCGGGACGCGAGCGAGATTGCGAAGATACGCGATGACGGCAGGGTCGACCGGGTGTACACGATGAGCGAGGTCGCGGCTATCGTCGAGGCGTGGGAAGAAAGCAAACCCGGTCAGGCGGTCAACAAGGTGAAATCCCTGTTCGATGGTGCTACAATCGAGAGCGTGAGGCCAAAAGCGGTTGAGAGCGACCTCAATGACGAGATACCGTTCTGATGTCGGGCAACGAGAAATGGCAGGAGAAGATGAATATCCTGTATACGGACGAGGAGTATCAGTTGCTCGGCAATCATGCGTGGGTCGATGTCCACACGCTTACGGTTCACATTATGCGTGGCAAACACGGTGTGAAGGTCGAGATATTCCCTGCGGCTCATGATGGCATCAGCGACGCATTGGCGTCGTGCGAGGCGCGGTGGGAAAAACCTGACGCGGCTCACAGGACAAGGGTGGTGAAGCGATATGTTCGATGAGGGTGATGGCAGCTTCGCGAAGTGGCTTGACCGCGATTGCTGCCCGAAGTGTAAGAGCGGGCCGCTCAAGGGCGCTGGTGGCGTCAAGAAGTGCGGTTCGTGCGGTTTAACTATTGGAGGTGCAAATGGACAAGGTAGAGGCTCTCAGGGACGCTATAAGCGCCGTGGAGGAACGTGGCGAGAATTATGGCGACGTGCGGGAGAACCATCAGCGAATAGCGTCTCTGTGGTCGGTCGTGCTTGGGCAGACCGTGACGCCTGAGCAGGTGGTGCTGTGCATGACGTGCCTAAAGGTGGCTCGTCTTATCGAGACGCCGGACCACGAAGATAGCTGGGTCGACATCGCCGGGTACGGCGCTTGCGGCGCAGAGGTGGCAACGGAATGGGAAGATGATGGCTGATGTGATCAATCTGGAAGAGCAGGAGCGCAACTGGGTTCGTTTCTTCCGTGAGCATTGGGATTGCGACTGGTGCGGCTTGCCGACACGCGGCAGGGTGTACGAAGAGACACAGACGGTCGTGTGTAGCGCCTGTCGCAAGCCGCTGCTGGAGATAGACAGCGATCCGCAGCACTTCATTGTGCTCGAGGAGGACTTGGACTGATGGCGTACCCGAAGATCAAGGAAGAGGTCTGGGACGAGTTTCTTGAGCGCTTGACGAACGGCAGCACGATCACAGCAATCGTGAAAGACAAGTCGATGCCAAGCTGGACGTCCATCTCAAGGAAGCTGGCAGCCGAACCGGAGTTCGAGCGTCAATATCGTCTGGCGCTGGAGTTCCGTGGCATGCTGCTGCAAGAGGAACTGGAGGACATCAAGCGGGACGCGAAGATGGGGATGGGTGATCCGCAGGGCTTGCGTCTTGCGGCTGACATCACGAAGTGGCAGGTCGCCCGGATGACGCCGAAGATTTACGGCGATAGGCAGCAGCTTGAGGTGACGCCGTCGAAGGGCGGGTCGTATCTTGAGGCGCTAACGCAAGTCAACGCGACTGAGCCGGTAGTGATCACGGACGAGAGAGACACACAACCGAAAGAACTACGCGCGCGTGATGGCGACATCGGTCAACCGAAATCCGGTTGATCGCGTGTCCCAGACGCGACACATTGCGATGGTGTTATGGTGCAAAATGCTATATCACTGAAAACGCACAATAAAAAAAATCCATAATGGACATTATGCGACATTTTCGTGAAACATTCCGTGAAACATCGACCCCCCCGTCTCGCGCAGGCGACCGGGGCCGAAGAAAAATATATACCCCTTACACGTCCCCGCGATATGCACAAAAAATCGCGTTTTTCTTACATATACCCCCCCGCCCTTCCGGAGATAACGCATGACACCCAGCGCCGCCGAAAATAATGACCTCGTAGCGATGATCGCGCAGTTCCGCGACGAGCCGCGCTTTTTCGTGCAATCCGTCCTCGGCGCAACGCCTCAGCGCTGGCAGGCCGAGGCGCTCGACGCTGTGGCGCAGCACGACAAGGTCGCGATCAAATCGGGCCACGGCGTCGGGAAGACGGCTTTCGAGAGTTGGGTCGTGCTGTGGTGGCTGTTGACCCACTACCCTTGTAAGGCCGCCGTGACCGCCAACAGCGCGCACCAGCTTTCGGACGTGCTGTGGACGGAGATCGACCGCTGGGCGCGAAATATGCCGCAGGCGTTCAAGGATTTGCTCGATTTCAAGTCAGACAAGATCGCGCTCAAGGGTGCGTCGGACAGCTTCGCCGTCGCGCGGACCAGCCGCCGGGAGAACCCGGAGAGCCTCGCCGGATTTCACTCCCCCCACATGCTTTTTGTGATCGAGGAGGCATCCGGCGTGCCGAACGTGATTTTCGAGACGGCGTCGGGTGCGCTGTCCACCCCCGGCGCGAAGATTATCATGTG